GCTAGAATGGCTAACTGGTATGTACCTATTGATAATTATGGTGTTACTAGGGAATATGCATATCTTAGCTTTTGGTTAGCTAAATAACATTTAAAAAGCTAAGTAGGTAGAGATTTTTCTTAGCTTATCATGCTGGTATATTCTTTAAAGGGTTATGAACATTTAGATGGTTACTTAAAGGTGTAGTCTTCTTCACTATTATGCCTGAATCTAGCTGATTTACATACAGCATTCGGATTCACTATTGCACTCAAAGGGAATACTTTTGTTGAAAAGAATCTTTTACCATGGATTGAATTAAAAGAAGTAGGAGAAGTAGCAGATTTCTGAGAAGGTAATTCGTTTAGGTATTGGTTTAATCAAGAATTAGCAATTGTATTAAGACAGTTATGGCCGTTGACCCATTGAGTATTTAGTCACGATGATTTATGATTAGCATTTAAATCGAATTTACTAAGTGACGGTAGTGTTAAGTTGGACCGTAAACAACATGACAGCAAAAAACAGTATTATTTGAATTAGGATTTGGATTAGGTGTATGCTAGATGTTTTGCTTGACGGTTACTCAATAAAAGACCATGATATGAATGCTATGCTGCATAAAAATTAGAAGCTGTAAAAGTTTGACAATTCGTGAATGTTAATAATGAGAGCTATGAAGATATGACGTTCATATATTCACTTTTTGACTTTATAGATAGGTCTGAGATCAGTGCTCTATAACCTGGTATAGGAATAGTATCTCTTATGACTAAGAAGCGCTGATTTGAATAAATATATTGTTGAAGCAATAATTTATCTCATTGCTAGTTGCCATTAGATATTGCTAAATTTGACAACAATGTCTAGTTGTGGATGATGAGTGATATTTGTAGGCAGTTGGGTTTAATATTCGACGAATTTACTGATTTTCTCATATATGTAGCTGAACAAATAGATACTAATACTTACTTGAATTATACATAATCAAAATGGTAACAACGCGTATAATGTGGGCTGATGTCTGGATTTAAGACAACTTCTATTTTTGGATCGTTGATCAATCTATGTATATGTTGAACGATCTTATCTAAATTGAACTATGAACCAGAATTTTTAGCAGTGCTAGGTGACGATATTGATATTGGTTTCAGTATTAATGTGAATCCTTCATAAATTTACAAACAATATGAACTGATCAATTTTCCAGTTGCAGTAGATAAAACCAAGTTTACAAAGGGAGCTAATTGTGGAACTGATTTTCTATGAGTACAGCATAGGCGTATTGGAGGCAAATTCTTTTGAATGGGATATAGTTGCTGAGCAATTAATTCTTTATGTTACAGCAAGCCTTGGTAAAAGTCTGCAATTTTAAGTGATTATTAAGAAGGATCAGTCGATACTAAATTACCAGAATCTTTATGGG